ACCAGAAGATTTAGCATCAGAACTTAATTTCAAAAAGAAACTTTTAAATTATAAAATACTTTGGAAAACATTACCTAAGAGAAAGAACATTATTGTTTGGGATTTATTCTTAGATGGTTTAGTTAAGAAAGCTGATGAGTCTGATGAGTTTAATTATTTAGAAACTTTAGAAGATATGCGTTATCAAACTCTTAAAGAATTCTTTGAAGATACAATCGAACAGGATGACTTTAGAAAACTAAAAGATGGATATGTTGTATTAGATTCTAAAACTAATGTTTGTTATTTCAAAAGGACTACATTAGATAATTGGATGAAGAAGAAAATGAATAAAGCATTTAATAATTCTATGGAAGCTTTAAGATTATTAAATTGTAAACGATTAGAATATCATGAGGGAGAGAAAAATATTTGGGCTGTTGATATGCCAGAATTTATCAACCACCAAGAAATTAAAAAACATAAACCAAAGAAAGTTGATACATCACTAACGGAAATGGACGATGACTACCACACAGGAAAGTTTAGAAATCCAAAGACTGAAAAGTCTACACAAGAAAACGATTAAGATATATGGGCCACCAGGTACAGGTAAAACATATACTTTAATTGAAAGGATTTTGAAAAGACATTTGAGAAACGGTACAAGACCAGAAAAGATTGCGTTTATATCTTTTACTAACAAAGCTGTAAACACAGCGATGGATAGAGCTTTGACTGCGTTTCCTCATTACACTATTGAAAACTTTACTAGGTTTAAAACTCTTCACAAATATTGTCGTAGATATTTTGCAGAAGAAGTATTTGATATTAAAAACTGTATGATCGATTTTGCATTACAGGAAAGTATTTTAAAACGATCTGATAATCGATTAGAAGATGATGAATTTATTTATAAAGATTGGTCGTTATCCATTTATGACAAAGCAAGAAACATGATGGAAGATCCAATCAAAGTATACAAAAGAGAATCTTATAAGAAAGATAATATAGATGTATTTCAAAGAAAGATATCTACTTATGAACATTATAAGAATGGAGGTGGAGAATCTTCATTCATAGATTTTACAGATATGATTTCAAAAGCTATTGATGAAATAGATTTCCCTGCATTAGATGTTTTAATATTAGATGAAGCTCAAGATTTTACTCCATTACAATGGTCAGTATTATTTAAAATAGCAAATAAATCAAAAAGAATTTATTTAGCAGGAGATGATGATCAAGGTATCTATCAATGGAATGGTGCTGATTCAAAATATTTTACAACTTATTTCCCAGGCAGAAAGGTTGTACTAAGAAAGACAAGAAGATTTGGAGAAGCTATCCATCATTTTACAGAGATTATTAGAAGAGGAATTATAGATTCAGAAGAGAAAGAATATCTACCTTCAAATAAAGATGGTGCTGTTAAAAGATATTTAAACTTTAAAGAAATAGATTTTAACCAAGAGGGAACTTGGTATATTTTAGGACGAGTTAACAAAGTCGTTAACGAATTGAGAATGGCAGCTAAAGAAGCAGGTTTATATTTTGGAGATAACAAAGGTAATAAATCATTTGATCGTAAACAATGGCAGGCCATAAAAGCTTGGACAGCTATCTCTAACGGCAAATCAATTAATAAAGCTGATGCTGAAATGATGTTTAAATATATAAGGGATTTAGAGAAAGATGCATTTAGACAAGACAAATTTTGGATGGGAGAGCCAGACTTTAAAACTTATAACTTTGAAGAATTAAAAGATTGGTGTGGATTAACGGTGCCAGATGAAAAGAAAAACAAAGAATGGTGGTGGATCCTTCGTAGAAATTTTACCTCAAGACAAAAAATATATTTCATAAGATTACTTAAACGATATGGACAACAACAATTAAATGAAGAACCAAAAATAATAATCGATACCATACACAGTGTTAAGGGTGGTGAAGCAGATCATGTTGTTCTTGCAAGTAAAAATGATTATGCTTCTGACTTTGGTCGTAAAACAAAACTAGATAAAAGCGGAGAGCGAAAAGTTTACTACACAGGTGCTTCTCGTGCAAAAAACACTTTACATATTTTATCTACAGACTATAAGTATCATTACCCAATTGGTAAAGATTATTTAATATACCTAGAGGAAACAAGATGACCAATAAAGATTTATTAGAAGAAGCCTTTCCACAATCAAAGCAGATTGGCGGGAATCACTACAAAGAATTTCACATTCAACCTTATGAATTTATATCAAAGAATAACCTTTCGTTCTTTCAAGGGAACGTTGTGAAATACGTTTGTAGGTATTTAAATAAAAATGGTATCGAAGACCTTGAGAAAATAAAACATTATTGTGATTTAGAAATATTAAAGCTTAAAGATTTAAAAAAGAAAAAGTGACAAGAAGAATAAGAAAATTAATAGTTAAACTAAGAATGTGGTACTCAGATATAAGAGGTCATCATGGTAAGAAGTGGAACTATGAACCAGGAGACTGGTATATGGGAAGACACAGAAAGAAAAGAAAATAATGCCAAATTCTAGAACAATAACAAAACAAATTAAAGTTGATGGAGTTGGTTTTACTTTAGAAATATATCCTGCAAGAGAAGGTTGCTCTGGAACTGAAGGCCCCTTTTGGGAGATCTTTCCCGAAGATTATCATGCAGCATTATTTGCTTTTAGTAATAAAGATAAATTAAATAAATTAATTGAACAAAAATTTTTATGATTAAAGAAAGATACTTTGCACCAATTAAAGAAGTAACTGATTATGTTGCTAAAAAAGCAAAGGGAAAAGTTTTAGAATTAGGGCCAGGTCAAACACCTTTTGAAAAAGCTACACACTTTTGTGGCCATAGCGAAGAGGAAAAATCTCGATTTCAAAATTATTCAACGTGTGACTTCTCATCCCAAGTTTTCCCATACAAAGATAAAGAGTTTGACTTTGTTTATGCAAGACATGTTGTTGAAGATTTATATAATCCAAAACATTTTTTAAATGAATGTAAACGTATTTCTAGAGCAGGATATTTTGAAACTCCATCCCCTTTAGTAGAAACATCTAAATATATAGAAGGAGAAAAAAGTAATCATAAAGGCTATCATCATCATTTTAGTTTTGTATGGTCTATAGCAAAAGAAATAAATATTTTACATAAATATCCTATTAGTGAACATTTAGATGTTCAATTAAATTCTAATCAATATTTAGAGGATAAATTTATGTGGAATAATTATTTTTTATGGGAAGATGATTTTTTAATTACCCATTGGGAACATGAAAAAAATTTTAATACCATAAAAAACTATCCAAGTTTAATAGTAAAAGCTGTTAATGAAGGAATATATAATTCATTAAGATTCAAACAAGAGGTACTCAATGTTTAAACCAGTAGAAGTAAATTTAAGATTTTATGAAAGATTAAAAGCTTTCAATGTGAAACTAGATAATATTATTGATGGCGGTTGTCATAGAGGTAATTGGTCAAAGAGAATAAAAGAAATTTATCCAGATTCTAATTTTTATTTAATCGATGCACAAGATGATTTTAGAAAAGAACTAGATCAAATAGGTCAGTTTTATTGTGTTGCATTAGGTATGAGAAATGAAGATAGAAAATTTTACTTTGCTCAAAACAAAGATAAATCTACTGGATCTTCATTATATAAAGAAAACTCTAACATTCTTTTTGATGAAAAAACTATACCAGTTAAAAAATTATCCAATGTTGTACCCGATCAAAAGTATGACTTAATTAAATTAGATGTACAAGGTGCTGAATTAGAAATCATAGAAGGGTCTCTAGATTTATTTAAAAAAACTAAATGGGTGCAATTAGAATGTCCTGTTTATGACAACAACGACAAGGCTCCTAGATTTGTTAATTATATCAATTACATGGAAAGCATTGGTTTTAAAATTTTTGATATTGATACTATATTTATGAACACAAAACTAATGGGTATTGATTTTATATTTTGCAATCAAGAATTACCAATCGTTTGTCCACTTGAAGGACAAATTAACTATATGGATGATAAATGAGTCTACAACTAGTGTTTAATATGAAAAAGAATATGTGGTCAGCACCTAATGAATTTAAAGATTTGTCTGGTTATTCTGAAATAGCAATTGACTTAGAAACAAGGGACGATGGTATTAATAAAAGAATGGGTGCAGGTTGGGCATCGAATAATGGAGAGATCATTGGCTTTGCTGTTGCGGTAGAAGGTTGGCAAGGTTATTTTCCTTTTGGGCACTTTGGTGGTGGTAATTTAATACCCGAACAAGTTAAACAATATATGAAAGATGTTTGTTCATTACCTGCAACTAAAATATTTCATAACGCACAGTACGATGTTGGTTGGTTAAAAGCATCAGGTATCGAAGTTAAAGGTAAGATTGTAGATACTATGATTGCAGCAGCATTGATCGATGAAAATAGATGGAGTTATTCTTTGAATGCTTTATCGGTTGAATATCTTGGAGAAGTAAAAGCTGAGAATGATTTGAAAGAGGCAGCGGCATCACATGGTGTAGATGCTAAAGCAGAAATGTGGAAGCTACCTGCTGAACATGTTGGTCATTATGCGGAACAAGATGCACGGCTCACGCTTCTTCTATGGCAAAGATTTAAATCTGAAATAAGAACACAATCTCTTGAAACGATTTGGGAACTAGAATCTAATTTACTTCCAATATTAATTGAAATGAGATTTAAAGGTATTGATATCAACTTAGAAAAAGCTGAACAATTAACCAAAGAATTTGCAGGACAAGAAAAAGTATTATTACAGAAAATAAAAAAGTTAACGGGTAAAGATATAGATATATGGGCTGCTCGACAAATTGGCGAAGCTTTCGATAAACTTGGTATAGAGTATCCAAGAACTGAAAAAACAAAAGAACCATCTTTTACTCAAAATTATTTATTCAACTCTCCTCATGAGATATCAAAACTTATCGTACAAGCTAGAGAAGTCAATAAATTTCACGGTACATTTTTACAAGGATTAATTAAATATAATCATAAAGGTAAGATACACGCTGAGATAAACCAACTGAGATCAGATAATGGCGGAACTGTGTCAGGAAGACTATCGATGTCAAACCCTAATTTACAGCAAATTCCTGCTAGAAATAAGGATTTCGGGCCTAAGATAAGGGGTTTATTTATGCCATTAGAAGGCCATAGATGGGGTTCTTTTGACTATTCTCAGCAAGAGCCTAGGTTGGTAGTGCATTATGCGTCTTCTATAGGAGAAGGCTATGAGGGGTCAAATGAATTAGTTGAGGCTTATACCAATTCTGACGCTGATTTCCATCAAACTGTTGCTGATTTAGCAGGTATTGAACGTAAACAAGCTAAGACTATTGGATTAGGTTTGATGTACGGAATGGGTAAGAATAAACTTGCTAATGAATTAGGTTTAGAAAGAGAAGAAGGCGATAAAGTTATTGCACGATACAATCGTAAAGTACCTTTTGTTAAAATGTTATCTGATCGATGTATGAAGAAAGCCGAAAACGATGGTGTGATTAGAACTAAGCTTGGTAGAAAATGTCGTTTCGATATGTGGGAGCCAAAAGATTGGGGACTATGGACAAGTGAAACTTTTGAAAACGCTGTCGCAAAATATGGTAAAGATAATATTAAAAGAGCAGGTACATACAAAGCTTTGAATAGATTGATACAAGGCTCCGCTGCCGATCAAACTAAACTTGCAATCATTAAATGTTATGATGCAGGTTATTTACCTAAACTACAAATCCACGATGAATTATGTTTCGATGTTAAATCAAAAGAAGATGAAGATAAGATTCAAAAAATTATGGAAACTTGTATGGAATTAAAAGTCCCATCAGTAGTAGACAAAGCAATTGGTGACAATTGGGGTGAAACTTCTTAATTGACAATTATTTAAATTTTTAATAATCTCTTATTGTAAACATTGAGATGTTCCCCGAAGTTTTATAACTGGTTCGAAATTTTGGGGGACAAAAAAAATGAAATACAATTGTCAAATTTGTAATAACACAGCTCACATCATAGATGAAAAAGAATACTTTTGTGCAAAGTGCATGATGAAAATAATAAAGCGACAGATACCCCGTAACAGTAAACCTGTTTTGAAAAATAAAGTATTACAACAACTAAGAGTTAGAAACTAATTTATTCTGTTCTGCGTTGTAATCTTTGTGTGCGAGTCTACATACTTCTACGTCAGCCATAACCATTTTTTTTCTGACTCGTCTTATTTCTTCTTCGATGGGTTTCATGTCAACAGTAACTCTACCTTCAACTAGGTATTTGTTATTCCACTTGTTTTCAAGCTCCATCTTTCTGGCCAACAGTTCCTTGTTTGCTTCTGGGCTCATGGTTTATCTCCTCATAGAAAAAGAATTGATAATCTGGTCGATAAACTCCTTCTTCTTCAACCGAATAGTTTCCTTTTTCTAATTCGTTAATGAAGTCTTTTTGTATCGTGTCGTCATTTTGTCCTTTAAATTCTGAGACAATCAGATAACCGCCTTGACGACATTGGACACGATAAGCCTTCATGAGATAATATATACCAATTTATGTGGGGTTGTCAACATTTTTTTCATTACAGAAATAATTCATATAAAGCTTTCTTTCTTCAATAGTTTCTTCCATATCTACCGAAAAAGATTGTATTAATTTACCACCAGCACCCACACATTCTGACCATGAATCAAATTTAGTAGGAAGTGTCATTGTATTATTACAATATCCTGTGATAGCAGAACAAATTGAAAAAGCTAATATAAATTTCATAGTGTGAGAATATCACATATATTTTTGTATTGATATCTATTTTTATTTAAGATAAAAGGTGGGACATCAAAGGAGTAATTATGGATATTAACAAATGGAAATCCGTTGCTGTAAGAAAAGACGATTACGAAGTTTTAAAAGCGATCTCTAAAAATAAATTTAGAGCACCCGCTTCTATGATCAGTAAACTTGTCAATGATTATGTAGTTTATCAAGCTAAAAAAGAAAAAACTAGCCCTGATAATTACAGAAAAAAATTACTCAACGGCAAATCTTAAATTTACCACGATATTTATTAAGTATCTTCTGGGGGCGTATTATCTCAGAAGAACTTAATATACAACAACTGCTTGTATTTTCCCATAAAATAACATAGTAATTAAAAATTGTCACAAATAAATTGTGTCAAGGACTTTAAACTATGACTAAAACTAATTACAATAGAGCTATGTCTGATAACTTTGATGATTATTTAGCTGATGAGCATACGATAAAAGATTTTGAAAAGAAAATCGCTTCGTATAGCCGTGATGAAATTAATGATCTCATGCACGAAATTCACAACGATACTGAATTTCTAATGGATTCTTACGCTCCCCCTAAGCTAATAAGATACTATCATGAGCTATTATCAAGACTTGTTAAAACTTATGGGCATTAATTTTGCAACCGAAATGGTTAAGCAAGATAAACCTAATGAAGTCAAACTTTGGAGAGCCGTCATCAACAATGCTTTAGGCGATGTCACAATCAATTTGTCCGACAGAAAATCATCAATACAAAAAATGCAAGTCCACCATTGGATCATGAACAATGAGTCTGACTTTCAACAGGTATGTTATTACGCTGACTTAGAGCCATCAAACATAAGATTACAATATATTAGAGCCGTGAATAAAGGTAAGATTACTTTTACCGATCGACAAGTTAAATGGAAAAAATATTACGATAATTTTCAAATACTTAAAAATGAAAAAGATAAAGAAGAAAGAAAAAGACTTCGAAAGATTGTAGAATATTTAAGAAGTTTAGTTACCCACTCTACAAATAAAAAAATAAATCCTTTTAAAATTTAATACTAGGGTCAGTCTCCCGACCCTAGCACATTGTTAAAAAACAACCAGTAGAAAGGGAGTAGTTATGAAAAAAAACTACTACAATTAAGAAATTAGCACGAGTATTGATTAAATGCAAGTATTAAATTAAAAAGGGTAGAACAGATACCCCTACCCATTCTACCCTATCGCTTAGCGTCCTCAATTGAGGGCATTAGACCAATAAGCATTGTGACCATGAATCACGGCTCACGGGACTAAAATTGTTTCAACCTTTATCTCTCTCACTACGCCACATAGTATCTAATAAAGCCTGTGGACTAGAGAAAGCGATTTTTTGATGAATCTTTTCAATTTCTTTTTTATCTTTAATTAGGAATTCAATATCGCCTGTATCCCAATTAACTTTTATTTTACCTTTGTCTTCGTATTCTTTACAAAGTCTTTTTGTTTTTTCCATACTCATAATAAAACCACCAATATCAGAAATAGAGAAAAAAAGAAAATGTTATGTAACATAATTAATCCTATTTTTTATTTGTTTTTATTTTATTTTCCTGTATAATATTGTGAGCATTTTCCATAGCTGATTTCAACATATTCGATTGATTAAATCGTTTTATCTCTACATCAACCACATTAAATAAATTCTCTAATGCTTGGAATGTGCGTTCCGTTAATACATTCTTTTTTGTTTCTTCTACTAACTCTTGTTGTTTCTTGGTGAGAACATCAATGACTTGGTGATGTTCCTCTACATCTTTTTTACTTACAACCATATTTACCCTACCTTTCTTTTTAGTTGTACTACATTACTTTCTTTTTTAAATATTTGTTTTGGTTTCGAAAACAAAATTTCTAACTTTTCTAACAAATTATGTTCTTCTAAGCTAATCGTTTTATGATCAAAAACATATGAAGTTCTGGTATCATCAATCCAATATGAGCCATCATCTTGCATTAAAACTTCATTCATATTGTTTTTAAAAAAATATGAAACGATTTGCATATCGTTCATCTTTTGAATATCGGAAGTTAGAAAACTTTTGTAATTAAAGTATTCATAATCTCCATCTTGTATTTGAAATGTTATCAATGTAAATTTTTTACTCATCTGTACTCCTTTTCTCTTTAATATTAAATTGATACGCTAAAGTCTTAGGGTGTCCTAAAGCTATCGCCTTTTCAAATTTAACAGGGCATTGTTTCAACCACTTATCGAAATCTCTTTCTAATCGATAGTAGTATCTTCTTGCTTTATTTTTTTCATGTACTGCACTAATTTCTGGTAAGGTTTGGTCAACCATTTTGTCTCCTTTCGCTTGTCATTATCATAAACTAACCCGCACCTATCACAAGTTAGGTTATCTTCGTTATTCTCTTTTAAGATATGTCCACAGTTAAAACATCTTAAAACTTTATCCTCTATCATCTTCTTTCTCGTCTATCCAATCCGTTGCACTTTCTTCTGTGTCATGGTCAATAATTTCATAATCAAATCCATCTGGTAAATTATCCACTTCACAGACTACACCGCCTTTGACAAAAATTTTAATTGTATGCATGATTACTCCTATTTCAAAGCAAACTTATCGTGTATCTTTTGACCAAGTTCAACTTTACCGATTGCAACGCATAAAGATGACATGTAGCCAACATCAAAATAGATATCGCTTGTATCCATTCGTTCTACATCTTTTTTTAAATCCCAATATACATTTGAGATTAATTTTCTTATTTCTTTGATTGTTTTCATTTTTGGTCTCCTTCTAAGGTTTTAACTATTTTTATCATGTCATCAAAATTATCGGTACTCGCACTTGGTGTAGGCTCTATACCTTTTTTCTCATCAAAGCGATATATATAATAGTTATGTTGAAAGTATCGTTGGCACTCTTGGTTTTTTAAATCCACGAGATAAACTACAATATTAGATTTACTATTTTCATAACTTGGGCAAGTATCATTTTCATAGGATACATCTTTAAACCCGTTGTCCATTAAATCAGTAATCTTACAGGGATAACGATAATTTACTCCTTGCCATTCAATAATAGAATTACCATTGTTATATTCATTTTCAGCATACTCATAAATTAACTCATCTTCTATACCGTCATGTTTTTTGTACCATTCGTCCATAGACAGCGTTCCTAAATCTTTATAACCCTCTTTAAAGGCTACTGCTGAATTCCATAAATGCATAAACTCATTTTTGATTTGGTCGAGTTCTCCTAAATCATGGTTATAAAAATTATGTACCTCAAACTCATTACTCATTCTAAAGTTCCTCCACTATTGTTTACATACAATTCAACATCATCAATTATTTCGGTCATGGTATAGTCGGTTAAGTCCCCGCTATTTAAAATGACCTCGTCCCCTTTGTCATTGGTTAAATAAATTTTAATACTATCCAATGACCATGTACTTTTTGGTTTTTTAGCCATGCGTCCCCCCTAGTTTTTGTTTTATTTCTGCCTCGACATCTGCCATAGCATTATCTAAACAAGCCTGTGTGTCCCACATCTCCGTATCATCTTCGTTAATGATAACTTCTTCTTTATCTAAAACTTTATAGCGGTGTGTTCCTTTGGTTTCGCCACCATGCGTTTCAAAATGCTTGTCCCATTCCTCCTCAG